TTCCGGGGTCAGGCCTATCTCGTCAGCCAGTTTCTGTGTCTCGACAGCGGTTATCTCGCCCCTCCGGGCCTCATCTATCATGCCCTTGTTCTGCTCATATGCCTGCCGTATGACATCTTTTGCGGTCTGGTCGACGCCTAGACGATCAAGATTGATTGAGCCGGCATATCTGGCACTACGGGGAGGTTTAGGGGCGTCCTTTACTGCCTCCTCGGGGGGTTTGAACTCAAGGGTAGCTGCCTTTGGGGGTTCTGTCTGTCCTACTTCAGCTGTGGGTCTACTATATGCTTTCTCCCTCAACGCCGGGGTTTTATCGATATGCTCTTTTATCTTGGCAAAATCCTTGGAAAGGACCATATCAACAGGTTTTTCTAATATCTTTCCGCCCTTCTTCGCCCCAGCCTTGGCCATCTCGAGAGCAAAAGCCACATCTTCCGGGCGTTCGTACATGGCCCTAACAGGGTCATTTATGATTTCCCCTATCCATCCGAACAGGTCTGCGCCCAGTTGACCTCCAGCCTCAACCGCAGCTTCTCCTCTTCCAGTGCCTGAGGGAAGAGGAGCCGTGGCCTCAGCACTGGTTTTGGCTATGGCCTCTACAATCCCGACAGGGGCGGTCAAAAGTATCTCTGGCACACTGGCCATGCCCTTCAGGATATTGGAGCCTGACATGCCCATGTAGCGTCCCAGGTCGCCATGTTTGTACGCTGCCTCTGCCTCTTCTAGTGTATTACGCTCCTGTATATTGCCTCCGCCACTCGCCAGTTCCCAGGCAATTCTGGATGCAGCTCGGGGATATGCCTGAAAGCCGCCCTCTCCCGCTTCACTGGATTTAAGTTTTTCTTCGGATAGAACCTCAGATATACGCTCAAGTCCGCGTCTTAAAAAGTTTTTATCGTCAGCGAAGACTTTATTCTGCTCTTCTTCGGGTAAAGACGCAAAATCCGTATCTATGGCGGCGAGCACTTTTCTCTTTTCTCCTGGCTCCATCATCTGAAATTCAGGATCGTTGAATACTTCCTGTACGTTCACTTGAGTCCTCTCGCTTTAAGATAGTCATCAGCGGTCTTGGGCGCGGCTGTTTCCGTTGGCAACTCATCGCCCATGATTGTCTGTCCGGTGGACTTCTCGGCCTCGGCTATGGCTTGCGTGACCGCAGTATTAATATCCTTGCCACGATATTTTGGAAGCAAAGACAGAGCATTGATGTAAATATTCATTCTGGTGGGGTCAATCACTATGCCGGAAGCAGTGGTAGTGCCAACGGTCCTCATGAGCAGATTGCTTGCGGCCTTGTCCCACTGGAGGCCCCGTGCCGCCGCCGCCCCTTTTGTGGCCGCCGTCTCTCCCGCGAGTTTACGGGTAATGGGGACTTCCTCAAAGTATTCATCGTTGGCGGTGGTTACGGGCTTGTATGCTTTTCCCGGTTCAAGCTGGCCCTCCAGGACAGTTCCATCCGCAGCCTTTATCCGTCCTGGAAAGGGACTCTGAGCAATGAATGATGCCCCTTCATCAGTGGGGTCGTAGTCGGTATTTATGAACGGGCTGACAATGCTCTTGACCTCCGGAGTGTCCCAGAACTCTTTTGCGGCCTTCGGCCCATAAGCCTTTTTTATATCATTAACATCGCTCATTATATTGCCGAAGTCCTGAAGTCTTTTCATCTGGGCTTCCTGGGCGGCGGTCTCTTTGGTCATGATGGCCTTTTTCAGCATGAGCTCTCTTGGGCTCGTAGCCCCATAGGCCTGCATCTCGGCCGCCATCATGTCCCTTTCCATCGCCGCTTGCTGGCGCATCCTTCCTAGCTGGGCCCCTCGCATCCGGGCCTCTGTAGGATCTCCGGCATAGTATGCGCTGGGAGGCAGGTAATCAGCCATCAATATCCTCCGTACTTTTCAGCTTCTTTTCGGGCTATGTAGTCTGACAGGAGCCTCTGCCCACCATAGAGGCCATAACCCAGTTCAGCGGCCCGTGCGGCATCTCTCTCCGCGAGCAGATTTGTCTGTGCGGCCGCCGAAGCCATGATGTTCCGCGCCTGGCTTGTGCCGGCCTGCCCCGCAAGGCCCATGCCGGAGGCTGTTTCTCCCATACCCAGAGACATCAGGTCAAGGGCCCGGCCTCGCCTAGCGGTGCTTTCCTCCGCAAGGGTCCTACTCAGTGTGTCGGATGCCACAGCTCCTGAGACCGTTGGGTCGAACCCGGCTTTCTGCAAATACTTGGACATGAAATCTCTTGTTATTGAACTTCTTAACGTATCAAGAGGGCCCCCGGTTTCAAGGCTCCCGGTAAGTATCGGTAGGGCTTCCATCCCCATGCGTCTATATGGTTCGCCCATGCCCAGGGCGCTTTTTAAGGAACCCTGCCTCATGAGGGCGGCAAAGCCCGGAGCCAATTGTGGACTCACCCTGAAGTTCAGGGGAGCATTGGCGGCCCTCTTTTTGAGCAGGTCCGCGTTTATGCCTATGGGTCCAGTGGTTACAGCAGACATGTCTATTGGCATATTATCTCCTTAGAATCCCGGCCCGTAATATGCGCTTAGCGGGTATTCTTCCGGTTTCGTGGCTTCGTTTATGATATCTCCCCCAAGTCTGCTAAGGAGGGCTGTAGTGCCGGCCCGGCCCGCTGCCTTCCCTGTGAGGTACTGGGCCTGATTCTGTGCTCCCCCTACGTAGGCCGAGGATACATCCCCAGCAGCTCCGAGTATCTCTCCTGCCGCCCGCCGTGAGAATTCAGCGCCTACGTTGGCCCTCCTAAGCAGATCGTCATAGGCCCTGTTGTATACGTCCCCTATGAAGCCTGAGGCATACTTTGAGAGCTGTTCGGCCGAACCTCCGGCTTTCCGCCTTCCCTGAGCCGCCTGCATGGCCCTGATAGCATCAGTGCCTTCCTGAAGACGCAGCATATCTTCTTCAGTAAGCCCCATAGGGACTTCACCGTATGCTTCAAGTCCTGCGAGACCTGCCTCCTGGAATGGTGCCAGCCTTTTCATGGCCCCCTGGTATGCCTGGGCCTGGGCTATCGCGGCCTGAGTGGACGCGCGGGCCTGGTCAGTGGCCGCATCTTCAGCCGCCCGCTCCTGCTGCTTTTGCCCGTAGTATGAACCAGCTAGTTGCACTATTGTTCCCCAGGCCATATCAGCTCCTTGCCAAAAACCCTGCGTCCCTCAGTTCGTCCATGAGGGCGTTAAGCTGGGTTTTGAGTGTAGTAACGTCGGTTTTCAGGTTGTTCAGCATGGTCTGCTCGTTGGCAGTATATGCGGCCCCGGCTGTCTCCGTGGTGACTATGGCGACATCTGCCACGGCATCGCCTATGGAATTCGCCTTGCGCCTCAGGTCTTCAAGGTATTGGTCAAGGCTCTCCTTATTCTGTGAATCTGACGGTGGTTCCTGTAGCGGACGCTCAACCTTTGCCATTAATCCCTCCCGAAGTCAAGGAACACCTCAGCCTTTACCAGCACCAGCGGGGCCAAATCGGACAATTCAAATTTCCATTGTCTTGTGCGGAAAGAGCCTAGCCTGTTTATATCAACATGGTGGACGGTATCCCCTATGCCTCCCAGGTCGATTTCCCTTTCATTGGACCAGGCCTTTTTCCCGTCGCTTCTGTGCTGGACTATCAGCTTGGGCTTCTTGGTCAGGTCCGAAGAGTCCAGTGTAACGGCTCCACGTTTTACCGTAAGCCGTACTCTCGAGCATTTTTTTCTTACCGACACCCCATGGTCAATCCATCCGGTCTGGGTGATAGAGCGCATCTTGTTGGTTCCATCACCATATGAATCAAGGGCCATCTGGTAAAGCTTATCGTTCATCGTGGAACCGGCTATATGTATGCCCCATGCCTGCATGTAGGTCATGGTGGAGTACGGGACGCTCTTGTATTTCCCCAGCGACGTAGACCAATACCCCCACTTGTACCAGCGGTCAAGTATTACATCATAGGCCCATGATTTGTCTTCAGTTGGAAAGGTCAGGACAATGAAATACCTGCCTCCCACCCTCCAGAGAGTTGTAAAGGCATCGCTTACCGTGGTCATGTTAGCGAATTCCTTGTCCACAGGGAGGCTTATAGACTGTACCACGCTTCCATTAAGGAAAACAAAGCGTCTCTCCTCGTTCAGCCAGTAGAAGGTATTGTTGGCCCTTATCACGCTGTCAGGGGCTATGAGGCCTCTTTCTATCACCTGTTGGCGAGCAAAGGGCGTTCCCCCCGAAAGTCCGGCGTTATACCATATCTCGAGATTTGAGGGACCCCATGCGAATATCTTGCTGTCCGAGACGAATACAGCCGTTATGGTGTCAGGGATGCTCTCTGTCTCTAAGTTCCATGCCGCGTTCCATGTAAGGGCATCATCCAGTGCGGAGCGATATACCTTGTCTCCTGAGTTGGCTATTATGTATCCGTCTATAAAACCCACATGCGTAGCATCTGTAGGGGCGCTGGCATGGGCCATCTGGGTAGCTGTTATGCCATCCGTGGTCCAGACCATATTACTGCCATTAACCATCACCAGATGCGTTCCGTTAAAGGCAAAGTAGACTCTATTGGTGGGATGAAGGGTCGCCCCCGTGACTTCCTGTGGTATGGTGTTCTTGGCTCTTTTTGTAAATATCTTGCCGCCCTGCACAAAAACAAGAAAGCCTTTCTGTTTCCATTCATAGGCTCCCTGGGTGGCGGCGCCATAGCCGAACTCCTCATCCTTCACATCCCCGCCTGGTCTGCGATTGACAGCGTTCTCGGGGGCTTCGTCTACAAAGACATCCTGCAAAAGTGAAGAATACGGGTCTGTGACAGCATCGTCGTCTACGTTACCGCTGTAAGGCCCGCTTATGGGTATTCGCTTTATCATTAAAACCTCCGGGTATATTTAAGTCCCGGCGTCCCGTCTTCAAATGTCATGAAAGAGAGGTCGTTTCTGTCGCCTATGACATCAGCAGCCTTCAAGACATCGAATATGGTAGTGGCTGCTATGGCCTTCATCATTGTGTCTTTTGCCGATTTTCCCTTGCGTCTTCCCATCCCCCTGAAGTCTCCATCCCTTCCGAAGGCTTTATTGGGAAAGTCCAAAAGATAGAGCGCCTTGTACAAAGCGTTTGCCAGATTGCCCTCTTTGCCAAAGGCATCTGAGAGTTTATCTTCCATAGCGAACCCTCCACCATGGATATAGGCCATCTCATCGTCATCTGGCGCGACAGTGACAAGCTCGCCTTTTTTATTGCGGTACCTTCGGGGGATTACCTCTTCGGACATCTCGGAGGGATTAATCGTCATCCCGAAGCCTTTGTCATCCGCAGCTTTCACGTGGCCCATGGTATGCACGCCAGTAGTGAACAATAATGCTTTTAAAAGGTCAGAATAGTTCATGGCATGTATTTTATTTCAAACCAACCTCTGTCTCTTGTCGTATCGTTGAATTGTGTGCTATCAAATAGCCCCCCTGTGTCTCTGTTTAGCTCTAAGGTAGTGAGGCCGGAAGCGTTTATTAGATTACAAGAGCCGTGCAATGTCCCCGCTACTTCCGCCCCGTATAATGAATACCTGTAGGAGCCGTCATCAGCCTCAATCGAACCGTTACAGCTTATAGTATTGGCGAAGGGGATGGTTGTAATTCTGCCAATTTGGTCTGTCCCATCCATATCCCATGAGCCGATGTTGTCTATATAGACTTTGAATAATTGGTTGTCAAGTTTTATTCCACCAGTTGCAAAAACATAATTGGAAGTATTGATTATTCCGGTGGTGTTTAAAACTGATGCTCCCTCTATGGTTAAAGAAGCATATGAAGGCGTGGTGGAATCCGTTATGGTGCTCTTGACCCATGCGCTATCCCAGAACTGGACTATGGGGGTGCCGGCTACAGTACCGGATGGTAAGGGTCTTGGTGTTGAGGTTGATGGCATCCGGAGTCGTGACCATGAGAGTGACATTGGATGGAATGGTCAGGTTTGCCCCCAGGGTCTCGGTGGTGTCTATCAACAGAACCGTAGCCGTGGACCCGATATCATTTATTGCTTCCGACAGGTCCGAATATTGCGATAGGGCTGTAAAATTCGCAGAGGTGGCCCCGTAGTCCAGTCCGTCAATGTCGAAGTATGAAGCGTCGGCCGCCGTCTTTATGACGAACTTGTATAGTCCGTCAGCGAAGACCTCAGCCCTTCCCTCGGAGTCCAGCACTATAGGATTCGTTGCCGGGGATGCCTTGGCCCTATCAAGATAAGTGGCCTTGGCCGTGGTAGTCCCGGTCTCGTATGTGTATACCTTGCATCCGGTGCATGGATCCCCGTCCTTCTCGAGTCCGGCCGCCAGGAAGTCCACCTGCCTTGCGGTGGTGGCGGCAAAAGCGTTATAGCAGAACAGCAGGATGAAAACCAGTATCGCAAATCTTTTAACCGCCATGGAAGAACCGCCTCCCTGCGGAGCGATGGGTCGTATACTTTAATGCATCGTCCAGCTCCGCATCGTCTATGTTATTGCTCAGGTTTATGCGTTTGATGGTATCTCTGGTCTCTTTGGCTATCTGCCGTACTCCTGAAGGAACCTCGAAACCCCACGCATTTGCTATCTCTACAGCCAGATTGAAGACTAAGGCCCGGTGGTACTCGTCCGGCAACGTGATATCGTCGTTAATGGACGTGTAGCCACCGAGCCTTTTCTTCATGTTAAGCCTGAGGGTATATGCTAAATCAGGCACAAAAAACAGCTCAATCTTGCCAAGGGGATATTCAGGGATGTAGAAGGCCTGGTACGGCCTGCCCTGCGTAGTCTTCAAAGCGTGTCCATCATAGCGGTTCTGGGGTATGATATCCACATCCCAGTCAACCCCACCCGAGGACACCTGGGCGCTGTCAATTGATACAGGCCGAGCGGTATTGAAATTGCCTCCCGAACCTATAGTGTATTCCTTCTGGCCTATGGTAAGCGTGAACTCTTCGCGGGAGAAATAATACAGCATCAGCCCGTCAGAGCCGCTTAACAGGTCATTCAGGAAATCCAGAGCGTCTTTGTATTCGTCACTCGTGGGCTCTGCACCCGCCTCCAGGGCGGACAATTGCAGTAACGCCTTCCTGATTATCGCCTTGACCTTCATGGACTATTTGTGCACCTTTCCCTCTACAACCTCGCCCGGGGCCGGGTTCGGCTTTTTCTGGTCATCCGTGCGGAATTCGGCGGGGGAGTCCACCCACCCCTCCTTGAGCTTCTTTGGGACGTCCACCTCATCGAACTGAACTCCCTTGGGATGCTTCTTGTCGTAGAGCATGACCCTGGCGTTGCCGGGCTGCTCGTTTTCCTTGTACGGATTGTTGAGTTGTTCCTCGAGGAGTTCTATCTTCTTGTCCTTGATGGCCAACTCTTCGGCCATCTTGGCCTCGAGGCGTTCCATCAGCCTCGCTTCCATCTCTTCCATGGCCTTGTTGTCGAGTGCTTTTTCCTCTGGTGCCTTTTTCTCTGGTGCCTTGTCAGCCATTAGTTCCTCCTATTCCACTACCCTTACGCCTGTCTCTTCGTAAGTGGTTTTGTAGCCCGTCAGTATGTCGAGCCTGGTGTTGTCCTTGTCGTTCACGCCGTCGTAGAACTTCGTTATGCGGACCGACAGGCCATCCTCTGAGGTCTCCCTGACAGACCATACGGCGCCCTCGGGAACTTCCATGGGGACGCAGACGTATGCGAAAGTCTGCCTTGTGAAAGCCATGGCAGCGGTATGAGCGTTGGCTCCGGTGCCCGACACTATGGTTATGGCGGCGTTGTTTGCGGGGCCCGCGTCCACGTTCTGCCTCGCACCGGAAGTCGTGATGGCCGGAGAAATCGCTATGGTCGCGTTTCCGGAAACGTCCGAAGACACATCCGCCGTCACCACGAACTGCTTGAGATATCCGTTGCTCTCATAGGTACGGGGGTTGACATCGTAGACATCGGCGAAGGTGATGATATCGCCCTTCTTGAGAATGGCCGTTGAGTTGGGCCAGCCGTCCGTTATGATGCTTGCGCCGGTCTGGGAGGCGCCGTTGACCAGAGGTGTGCCGCCACCCGCTCCGCCGGTGTGCTTCTTGATATTGACGGATTCCAGCAACTCCATGTCTGCGATGCGTCCCAGGGCGTAATGCTTCAGCCAACCTTCGACCATTGTGGGCTGAAACACGTTCTTTAGGGCATCCCTGAGAGTGGCGGCGGTGGCGGTATCGAATACCACAATCCTGTCTGCCACGGGAGCCGCTATCTGCTCGAACCTCGTCCTGATGGAACTTATCTTGGCGAAGGTGTCAAAGCTCGTCCCTGGCGTACCCACCATGTGACTCAGGTCCTTGTACAGTGCGGCGATGTTGACGTTGACCTGCTCGTTGAAGGGGATGATGGCCTCATCCACGAACCTCTTGCGGAAGTCCGTTATCTTCAGCGTCTTTTCCACGGAGCTGAACGAAAGCCCCATGTTGTACTGGGAGTCAACGGATATGTCCACGCTGCTCTCATTGGCATCCTGGTAGGCGCTTATTGTGGCGCCGGATGCCACCGTGAACTTCGCGGGCTTGGTGATGGATACCGTTGCCCCTGGTTTGTAACCATTGAACGTCTTTCCGCTCCATTCGGCCTTCCATGCGCGATGCACATTGGCCGCCAGTGAATGCTGGTTACGGAGTGATTTGAGGGCTTCTTTGGCAAATATGGAAGCCGTGTTTATTGCGTTAGACATTTTTCAGCCTTTCCGCCTACCCTGCTCCAAGGTCTCCCAGGGTTATGTCATCTCCCGCCTGAGCCATCAGCTTGGAATAGTCTTCTTCAGACATATCCTTGCTGAATTTTACCTTCTTGGGAGGTGAACTGTCGCCCCTCTCGGGCGATATGGGCTGGGCGGCTTGTGTTGTTTTTTTCTTCGGCGTTACCATCATCGAACGTTTCTTGAGGTAGCCGATTTCTTCTACCTGCTGCAAAGGCGGCAGGCTTGCGATTCTCTCTGCTTTGGCAGGATTCTTGGCAAGGTAACGGACGATATGCGCCGGACGTTCGGCCGTCATGAGCGATCTGAGCGCAAGGCCGTCCATCCCGGCAGAGACCACAAACGACTCTGCATCTTCGTAGTCCTTGAACTTATCCGGGTCTTTCTTGATGGCCTCGTCAACTTTGGATTCGTACCCGTTAAGGAGCTGCCTCTGCGCGGCCTCTGCTTCTCTCCTTCGGGCTTCTTCCCGCCTGAGGGCTTCCCGCCTGTCATATTCGACAAGGGATTCATGTTTGGCACGGGCCACAAGGTACTCGTTCGGGTCATCGTAATCAGACTCCTTCGGAGCCATCCTCTCCTCGGCCTGTGCTTCTCTTGTGCCTTCGGCGGCCCGACGCTCGGCTTCAGCGGCCCGACGCTCGGCCTCCCGGCGCTTCTCGCGCTCCCTCTGGAGAGCCCTGACAGGAACCTGCCTGTCTTTCTCTTCGGGCTCATCGTCCTCCAGGGGAGTCAGGCCTTCGGGATTTTCCTCGTCCCCTCCGGGCTCATCTTCGGGCTCTTCTTCGGGTGTCTCTTCCGGCTCGTCCGTTCCTTCTACCTGCTCGTCTTCAAGTCCTTCCGTTACCTGCTCTTCTGATACGATTTCTTCCTGTGTTTCTTCTGGCATTGGTTTTACCGTCCTTTCAAGACGTGGTATCCGGGCATTAACGGCTCCCGTGGGCCTAATCGCCTGTTAGGTTGCCGCAGGCGGCGGCTGGTCCATACTTGCTCCTGGGGGAGCGCCCTCTTGTATTGGTTGCCCTGTTAATGCCGCCCTCATCTCGGGTGGCATGAGCTTGTACATCTTCTCGGCTAGTTCCTGGGCTCCCGGAGCATCCATGTTTTTCATGATTTCCGGAAGTATTACTGGAGCATACATGGGTGCATATTGCAAGGACTGCATCATGAAGTCGGCCATCTCCTGCCTCTTGGTCTGATAGCTGGCCCCAGCCACAAGAACAACATCGTATTCACCAGCATCCTCGAGGCTGTTTATAATTTCATCCTCAAAGGTATCGGGGTTAAAGGTTGTCTGGTTTATTACTAGTTGCTTTAGTTGGCCATCATCCCCCTGTATTTTTATGATTCTCTCCGTGTCATAGTAATGCGGTATCAGATCTACTAGTATCTTGCCCGTATGGGCAATGGCCCTGGAGTGGTTGTCAAAGAAGCTGTAAACCGATTTGTCCGCCGACCTCTGGCGCATGGCCAGGGCCTTGCCTGATCGCTCGTTTGAAGGTTCGCCCAGGGAAGGCGGTGTCATGCCTATTGTTTCATATATCTGTCTATCGGCCTTCTCGGTTTCGGCAAAGGCCCCCGTGGGCACCGTAGGGGGAGACACCCTTGTTGGAGTAGGCTGTCCGGGTATGAAGTTATACGGAAGAAAAGGTTTTATCCCCTTACCCGCTTCCCTCCAATATTTCTCATAACCCTGAATCTGGTCAGCCGTTACAATCCATGGAGCTTTTGGCTGAAGGCCTACCGTCTCGGTGGCTGTTGAAGCATGGTAGTTATACATCCTCTGAGGATCTTTTGCATGTCGAATAAGAGAGAATATTGTCCTCTTTCCTTCGACATCAAGCATATCCCCCAATACCGGAACAACAGGGATGTATTTGCCCGGCTGCTTATAAGGTCCGTCTATTACCTCATGGCCGTTCATCTTGCACCACCACAATTCTCTCTTCTCGGCAGTGCGCTCTTTTTCTATCGTGAAGCCCTGCTCAAGCAAATACTCACGGGTTTCATCGTTTATCTCAATTATTTCACCCGTATTGAGTTGGGCTATTTTGACTTTGCGTGGCACAAAGTAATATTTCTCCGCTACGCGAACCTTGTCGTCCTCCCACCATCCAGCATGTAAGTCTTGCGAAGATTCCGAGGGCCAGGAGGAAGTGTCGGCCTTCGGGTATTTATCCTCGAATTCGTCTCTGCTCATCCAGGTGGATATGAAGCAATACCTGGCGTCCGTAAGCATGGGATCCTTGGCCTTGGGGTCAAAGAGCACCGAGAACTGGTTGGGTATCAGTTCAATCCGTAAACACTGATCAAAAGTCAATCCATCCTCATACTTGGATATCACACGCCAGAACCCAATAGAGGAAGTCAGGCATTGATTGAAGCCCGTATCGTAAATCATCGGGGCTTCGCTCTTGTATTCTATATGTCGGATTATGTCATTCAGTATCTGGGCTGTGGTGATATCGGCCTTGGAGTCTGAGGGGAGGACTTTTATCTGAGGCCTGTTCTGCTTCTGGTCTCCGATTACATTCTTTGTAAACTTCCACAGCTTGTTTATGGTAAGGATAGGGCGGCCTTGTTCCAGTCTCTGACTCTTTATCTCTTCGGGCCACTGGTTTCCCTTGACAAAATGCAGGTCCTCCAGGCCTTCCTTATATATATCTTCCCATCCCGTAGATCCCGCCTGGAACTCTTTGAGGGAATCAGCATGAAGGTCTTTTTTGTCTAGCTTGCTAGCCACTCAAATTCCCTTTCTTCGCGGTTTATTGCCAGGTTGTTTATTGCCAGGTTTCTTGACGTTCCATACAGGTTCGTGATCTTCTTGGGGGCATGAACGCTGAGGGCGCTCTTGACGTACTTGTCAGCCATCATATCCCCTAATATATATGCCAGGATGTCTATAGCATCGTCAGTCTCTCCGAAGGGAAACTGGTCCAGTTCCTGCCGTATCTTGTCCCTCAGAGACTTCGGAATCGCCGTGGATATGAATATCTTGTTGTTATTGAGGGGCCATGACCATGAATCCGCTATGCGTCGGGTCTTACTCCGTCCGCTGGGCTTCAATATCATCATGTTCTTTGTCTCCACGCTTACCCTGCGGCCCCTCTTCATAAGGGCGTCACTAACATGCCGCTCAGTCGTGGAAAGGGCCACCTTT